CCATGACGGACAGGGCGGCACGCTGTACGGGGTAGTTGGCGCAACGGGGAAGCTCTGGCGTGCGCCCCATGTAGATTGTGCCACCATCAACAACGCGAATGTAACCTGTGCGAGTAGCCTCACCCATCATAGTGTGACGGTAGTCGAAGGCTTTGGGATAGCGGTTAGCCCAAAAGTCAATATAGCCCTGCGCCTCCTCCTCTTCGCAGCGCATGGTCACCGACAAGCCACCCGCCCCGCTACCGTAGATAATACCAAAGCTAACGGCCTTGGCGGCGGTTCTGGCGGCCTTACCCTCCGGGGTAGCCTTATCGATAGGTGCGCCGGCAATAACCGACGCAACCTCGGCGTGGACGTCTCCGTCTACGACGTCCGTAAGCAGTTGGTCATCCTCTGCTAGCAGCGCCAGCACACGCAACTCAATGCCGCTGTAGTCTAAGCTGACTAACTTCCTGCCGGGGCCAGCAACAAACGACCGTCGCACGCTGGTATGCTCGCCCAGTAGCTCACGATCCCGAGGTATCTGTTGTAGGTTGGGGCCGCTGCTGGAAAAACGGCCAGTCTTCGCCCTGCCAATGTTATACCGAGCCCGTACCCTCTTGTCCGTATGCTTGTCGGACTGCGCTATGAGGGTTTGACCAAAACTAGACAGGTACTTCGATAACGTCTTGTAGTCCGCCAGAGCGTCAAACAATTCGACCAGCGGCGGGTGGTCCCTAAACGAAGCCGCCACCTTACGTAGGACTTCCGTAGTGGTAGATAGCTGCCCGGTCTTTTCTGTGCGATCCCAATTCTTCAGCACGTTGTCGGGCATAACGCGGGCTAGAAAGTCTGACCACTGAGACAGAGAGTTTATGTTTGCGACTTCTGTCTCAGAGACATGCTTGCGTATGATCTGAACCTTGCTCGCCTCCAGCTTCTCCCACTTCTTTATTAGAGAGCGGTGATACTTCTGATCCACCAGCATTCCCGTATCTTCCATTTCGATTATGGCCGGGACCATATCTTGAAAAAGATGCGCGGCCTGCATGTGGTTGGGGTCCGTCCTCTCGACCCAATGCTCGTACAGACGCCACGTCAGGTCTGCGTCAAGGTAGCTATAGTTGAACTGCTCTTTTGACAGCGTCTCTGCTGACCAGTCCGAAGCCTGTAGCTCTTTATCCATTGTGACTTTTATGTCCCACTCACAACACTGCGCCAAGCTGTAGCCGCCACCACCTAGCTTAGCCCTGCGGATGTAGCCAACGTCCATGACTGTGGGATGAGCGTCCGCAGCAAAGAACCACCGAAGCTCGAAACCTGCGTTAAAGACAATCCAGCAAACGCCGTCTATATCGAACAAGTCGGCGCACGCGGCAAAGCCGCCCTTTATCTTATGGAAGTCTACGACGGCCTTAACCTTGCCGTTGGCGATCGAAGCCAGCCGCACGTAGCCGTCTCGCGGGTGCAGGGATGTCGTCTCAAAGTCTAAAGCGCAGGGACCCTTAACGCGGGCCAGTAACTTCTTTAGACCGGACAGTGTCGAAACAATCTGAAACATAATAAAAAGCTGGCGCTGCGGGGAAGGGTGGGCAAAACCCGCAGCGCCAGCACTCCCCTACTTCTTTTTACGTTTTACTTTTTTGACATCAACGCCAGAAAGCAAATCGTCAAAGGGTAGGGAACCCTCAAGAAACGCACCGACGCTCTCGCGACTTGCCCACGCAGCCACCGCTAGCTTGGGCTTGTAGTTAGTATTCTCCTGCGCGGTAAACTCCTCGCTATCGAACTCGATTATCGGAAGCGATGGCTCACCAGACAGAAGACGGGTGCGAACCTCGTTTATCAAATCACGCACAGCGTTACATCCCGACTTGGAATTAGTCGAGAACTTAACCTGTGTGCCGCTGTCGGCAGAGAACGCGCCGATAGCTAAAGACTGAGCCCAGCCTTCGTTGTCCCTATACGGACCATGATCCTGTAGCTCGTTTTCCTGCACGGCGGAGTGCTTTTCGTAGATACTCCATTCGTGACGATCAACCGGACGACTGCCTTTCCAGCATATCCACCCGGCCATAAAGCTCTTGGGCTCAACAATAAAGTGGCCCTCGGGCTCCTCTTTGTTTTGCCCCATAGCGTACCGACCCTTCTTCCCAGAGAAAGAAATGTACTGGACGCGTCCGGGGCTCTCCTCCACCTCCGAAAGTGCGGAGGCCATCTCGGCGTCGGTCAAATCAGGTAGGTTTGCCGACTGAACGTACTGCATCAAACTACTCATTACGTTTTCCTCTTTACGTTTAGGCGAACGCTGGCCTCGCCTTCAGTTTCAAATTTCGACAGGTCAATGCCTGCCGCTTTTACCGCAGCACGGTCCAGCGTCGTGCGCGGCTTCGACGTCGTGAGGCTTACAACCACACGGTCGTCTGCTACGTATGTCGCGCCAACTTGCGACATGCGTTCTTTAATTTCCTGACTAAGGCGTGCCTTCTCTGTGGCGGCCTCGGTCGCCTTGTCGCTCGCAGCCAAATACTTCAGAGAGAGGCCAGCTACAACTTCAGCGGACTTCGGCGTTTGAAGTGTCTCTGCTGGTTTGGACCTTTTAAGACTAGACGCAACCTGTCCGACGCCGTCGCACGCAGCCTTGAAAGCACACATGGAACACTCCCTACCGTTCTTTCGGCCCTCTCTATCGAGCGTGGAGGCGGACTTGGTGCGGAACACCCGGTCGGCTTTTCTAGCGTATTTATCTAGAATGCCCTCATCCATGTGGACTTTAAATTCTAGGATGTCGTCGTAATTACTTGCGTCGATGTAAACCAGCCAGCCGTAACTAAAGGCTACACCTTCGGGTTTCATATGATTGTTTAACAGTGCCATTGCGATCTTGAACTGCGTGACATGCTCAGGCTTCGGCAACTTCGACTTGTTGGTGCGAGGGTCAATGCTTTTACACTCAAAACCCTCCCAGTGATCCTCGTATGCAATCACGCCGTCGGGCGTGGCGGACAGCTTGCGGTCTTCATCTTGCAGGCTCACTTGCTCGTCACCCGCAAAAATAAGTGGCACGTTCGCAGCCCGTAGGCTGTCCACGACATAGCCCTCCATGTGGCTACCCCGACGGGCGTAGCCCCACGACTGCTCTTCGGCAAGCTCAGGCTGGTGCTTTGAATACCAAACACGCCGGATACAGTGACCCGCCTCCGAACTGTTTAAGTACGCCTGCCTGTCAAAGCCCCAATCGTGCTGCGCCTCTAATGCAGCACGCCCCTTCATAACGCTGTCTTTAATCACGTTGCCTCCCTAACAAGTCTAAACCTTCAACCAGACGCTTTGCTAAAACCCGAGCCTCCGCTACATCGAACCCAATGTCTTCGGGCTCGGCTTTTGAATGCAAAGAAAAGTAAAGCGATACAATTATTCCTCTAACGACGGAAGGGACAGAGGTGCTAGGCACCTCTTCCCAATTAAACGTGGCTGGGCGGCGCTTCATGCCGCTGACATAGCTGTGGCCTGATCCCGGCGCTTGGTAGCTTGGATGCGTCGGATGGCCCGATCTAGGTTGGTGTCAGTGTTGAACACGTCAACGTGGACCGTCTTGGCTTGACCCATGCGGTGACACCGGGCGCGAAACTGATCCATGATTGCTGGCGACCAGTCTGTCTCCACTTCAACTATATGATGGCCTCCCTGCAAATTCACACCGACACCCATAGCAGAAATTTGCCCAACCAATACGTCAATGTCGTGAGCATTAAACGCATCAATAAACTGGTCGCGGTGAGCGTTGGGGGTGCGCCCGTCAATAACGCCATGCGCTATGCCTGCGTTTCTGAAGTAGACGTCGAGGGCGTCGATGACGTCGTGATGTATCGCGCCAACCAGTATGGGGCTGTTGCCCGCCTCGACGCGATCCACGATTTCCTTGGCGCTAGCCGGTACTTTGGCTATGCCAAGCTGGCGGCGTACCGTCGCTATGTGGCCGTCTCCTGACAGCAGGCTCTCCTCCAAATCATCAAGGTCAAGGTCGCTTAGTTTAGATAGCTCTCGCTTCAAACTAGCGGAGGCGGTGTAGCCTACTTCTAAGTGGGAAATGGTGAGGTCAGGCATGGCGTCCCAAACCTCCTGCAACTCACGACGCACAGCGAAACCGCCGCCAAAAATCCACTCCGACAACTCCTCGGTGTTACGGTTACCTACAACCACTGGCGTGGGCCTGCCGCGACCGAAGCTCTTTAACTGCGTCACACAATGGCGCAGCCGAAACCGATCAATACCCGTGCCGCCAAGCCTTTCCCTAAAGCTCTCCGGTCCTGCCGCACGCAGCAAGAATGCATAGACGTCGTCGTTATATCGAGTAATGGGCGTGCCTGTAAGCAACCACGTAAACTCCGCCGCCTCGCACAGACCACCGCGACCAAGGATGGCTTTGGTGCGCTTGGCCTTGATGTTTTTGAGGGCGTGGGCCTCGTCGCAGATTAGCACACTCGGCGTAAGCCAATGTAAGTCGGCGGCACGTTTGGTGGCTAAATCATAGCTCAAAATAATAACGTCGGCATCGGCGTCAATTTTGTCTGACCCCTTCCGAATTATCTGCGTGGGCAATCCGGTATGCTCGTAGATTTCTTCCGCCCACATGGTCAAAGTAATGGGCGGCGCAATGACAACGACGTCCCCGCCGAAACCGTCGTACTGTTCATTAACGTGCCGAACTTGGGCTAAGGCTTCGATTGCCGTTAGGGTTTTACCTGACCCCATGCCGGAAAACAGACCGCGCACTCCGGGCTTTGATGAGAGGAACGTAGCGTCCTCGACTTGGTGCTGTAGTAGCTGAACCATTGTGGTCCTCCTGTAGTTCTCAATGTCTGATACACAATTTCGATACCGACATCAAGGTATTTATTCCATGCCCCTCATGCCGGATGTTGCAAGGTCGAAGACGTCTTCTTCCTTAGCAAGACACACGGCGTCCTTGTAATTTTTAGGGGACAAAGCGCGAAACACAATTTTACCGGAGTATCCGTTTTTAATTGCGTGCGCCTGAGCCTCTTCCATACCCGGCGACATGCCAAGGTCAACATAGAAGGCAATGACGTCGCAGACAGAATGCCACGCAAGACCAGCGTCAATACCCATAGCACGCTCGTAAGGAATATCGTCGTTGCAGATGCCGTGAGCGGCAAGCAACAAGTGAGACGCAATCGGTGCCTCACCCTTACAGAGGCTGTCGATCACCGCCCGCTTAGCGTACTCGATGTTCTTCTCCACGCTGCCCGCAAAGGGACTTTCAATCACCACTAGGCGCATCACTGATCCTCCGTAGGTCTTCACAACGCTCTTGATAAAAGGAGGCGTAATGCGCCCCCAGCAATGGGTCTCGGCCTTCTGCGACTTTACCGACGACGTCGCGCCACTCAGCCAAGACATAATTCCAGACATGTTTGTTCATTAAAGGCTCCCAAGTAACATGATGAGTACGGAAAGGACGAGGAGAGCGCCGACGAATACGACGCCCTCCAACAACATTTTCAGAAAATTAATCATTTCCGGCATAGAACGACAAGTCGAACCCATGATACGGCTCGCTATGCCAACCGGCATCACGATTGAATGTCTGCATCGAGGCAGACACGGCCCACTCATACGGGCCTGCTTCGTATACGACGGTCCAGAAGGGACCGTAGACAAATTTCTCAGCCTCTTTGGGGCTAAGCAACCGGACCTCGATATCCGGGTTGTGGCCGGTGTCGGCGGCCAGTTTACGCAGCGCCTTATGAAAGGCAGTAGCGGCGGCCTTCGCCGTCTTGTGTTCCGCCGGATCAAAGTCGAACGGAATTTTAAAAACCTCGTCACGACCAGTGACGGGGGAGTACATTAGTGTGTTGATGTCCATGTTGGACCTCCAAGTTGGTGTTGCTTCTACCCAAAAAGCCCCGACCATTTCTGGTACGGGGCTGGCTGGGATGGTGACTGACCTCCTACTTTTTCATCACCTTAACTTGCGTCACATTCTTCGTGATGGTGTGAGCCTTCTTGAACTGGCGAGACAACTTCTCCCGCACCGCCTTCATGTCCAAGGTGGACCGGGGGGCCGTCGTAACGACGACCTCGAAGGCTTGGCCTTTGGCCGTGCCGTTGCCGCCAGTGATGGCGATGATTTGTTCCTTGAGGAGCTTCTCCTCAGTTTCGAGGGCTTTGCGCTGCGCCTGCAACGCGCCGAGACTGTCGATGATTACTGTTACGTTGTCCATGTTGGACCTCCTGTTGTTGATGGGCGTCGTTGCCCTGCACAATATATAATGTTGTCAGTTACTGATTGCAACCACTTTCTTTGAAAAAAGTTTCTAGTATTTTCCGAAGCTCCGTTTGCAACGCTGAGCACGTACCCAGCGTTGCCTTGTTGACATCTATCTTGCCGGGGTCTGGAACAAAGTTGGGGGTCTTTCTTAAACCGTACAACGCTTGGCGTTGCACCAGATGTATCCCCTTCAACAGACAAATTACCTCGTGGCGATTGATAAAGCTCAGGCACGGCTCGTCGTATTCTTCTTCTTCCATTATGCATATCCTCTTTTGATATCGTTCCAGTTGTTAAAATCGTTTGGCGTGGGGTCGCACTTCACAACCTCGTACGCCTCGAACACACGGGCACGGCGCTTCACCATGCTGTCCCGTATTGAGACAATTTTACCTGTCCTAGCGCAGCAGTAACGCCTGCCACTGACAACTTGAAAGTGATTGCCCGCAATGATTAGAAAAACGCGCCCGCTGGTCCGACTAGTCTTCGTGCCCTTCAACCACCGAGCAAGTGTCGGTCGCTCTTTACGCGGAACGCTATCGTGACGTGGACTGTGGTAAG